TTGCCGACATGGAGCGGCACGTCGTGCCTGTGCGCAAGCTGAAAGGCTCGCCGCGCAAGTGGAGACATTTCAACAAATACAAGTGCAACCAAAAGCCGTCATTTTGAGGCTTAAGTTGATGATGTTGCGTCTGTCGTCGGAGTCGAGTTATGACCTTGAGTCGCGGCAGGCCCTTTTGACGGCGGGGATCGCGACGTACCGCGTCGACGCGATGGGGGGCGTGTGCGTCGAGCGGCTTGTGACGACCTACACGGAAAACGCCGACGGCGGACGCGACACAAGTTTTCTTGACATACAGGTTCCGGAGACCGTGGACGCGGTGCGGACGCACATCAACGCCGAGGCCGCGCGGCGCTTTGGACGATGGAAGCTCGCGAGCACGGAGGAGAATTTCGGCAGCGGGGCGAAGGTGATGACCGCGGGAATCTTCCGGTCTTTTTTGTGCGAGCTTTATCAGGACGTTTTTATCGTGCAGCGGCGGTGGTGCCAGAACTTCGACAACTACAGGGACACGCTCGTCGTCGAGATCATGCCGGGCAGCAAGACGCGGCTTGAGTACATCCACCAGCCCGACCTTATAGGCCAGTTCTATATCGGCGCGGGCCTGCTTCAGTTTACGTAGGAGGTTTTTAACAATGAAACTGGAAAGAGTTCACAGGGTCATTTCGGCGGCGCTGGGGGAGCTTCCCCTGCGCGAGGGCAACTCGACGTTTCAGCCGGCGGGGAAGCGGCGCACAACCCACGCCGGCGAGGTGCCCGAGAACACCGGGTTCACCGAGGCGCAGACGGCGGCGGCGCTGACGCTCAGCCTTAACGCGACCGGAGCGATAGGCGTCGAGGAATTTTCCGAGTCGGGACAGGACACCCTGACGGTCTTCACCACCGGAGGGATGCAGTACATGATGCCCAACGCCTGGGTCACGGAGCCGGCGGAGCTTGGCGACGCGGAAGTACGCGTGACGTACAACGCGGCCAAAAGCCCGAGGCTGGGATAGGAGGAGCGAAATGGACGGAATGAAAAAATACATGGAGGCCGATCCGTTCGAGCCGCTCGTTTTCCCCCTGCGCGTCCCGATCCGCAAGGGCGAGGCCGAGTTCCGCGAGCTTGTCTTGCAGCCGCCGGTGGTTAAGGACATCCTGCGCACCGACGGTCACCAGCCCGAGAGCGTGGCCTACGCGGTTGCGCTGCTGTCGTCAATGTCGGGGGTGCCCGAGTCGGCGCTCCACAGGATAGTGCCCGAGGATTGGGCCGATCTGTGCGTGGCCCTTTCCCTCACCAACATGCGCTTTATGCGCGTTATCAACCTTCTTGACAAAAAAGAAGGGGGCGAAGGCGAAGACCCTACGGAGGCGGCGGCTGCTCCGCCGCCGAATTCCGGGCGGACATCCGCCGCATAGTCTGCGAGCTTTTGCAGGCTATGCCTGCAATCGGCTTTGACAACGTGATGGGTTTTTCGTGGCCCGAGCTTAAGGAGTGGCACGGGGCCGCGTTTGACGTGTTTAGGAAAATCAGGGGCATAGGGTAATGGCAAGCGAAATCAGGGCCGGCGTTCGGCTCAGCCTTAACGACCAGTTTTCTCCCAACGTCAAACGCGCGGGCCTGTCATTTCAGAATTTTCGAGACAAGGCGGTGGGCGCCGCCGAAGCCGCGAACAGGGCGTTTTCGGGGCTGTCCGGCACGCTGGCGACCGTCGGCGTTGGGCTGGGCGCGGCTGCGCTTGCGAGGGAGGGGATCGGCTTTCAGGACGCGGTGACGCGGATCGCCACGAGCGCCGGCAAATTCGGGGACGAGGCCGACGAATTCGGCAGGCGGCTCTTGCAGGTCGCGGTCGAGTCGGGGGTCTCCAAAAACGAGCTTCTCGCGTTCGCCCAGGTCGCCGCGGACGGCGCGTTGTCGCTGGAGGACATAGCCGAGACGCTGCCGTTTATGGCAAACCTAATTCAAGGGGTTGGCCTGAGCGGGGCGGAGGCCGGCGACCTGCTCGGCGTGTTTTTCAGCCGCGGCGCCGACGCGGAAACGCTTATAAGAAACATGAACGAGATCGTGGCGATCTCCGGCGAGCTGGGCAACGTGGGCGTTCCCGCGTTTGTCCGCTACGCGCGCGGCCTGCTGGAGGAGAGCGGCACCGCCGGTGTTGACGGGATCGTTGACATGTTCGTCGCGATGAACATGCTCGCGACGGGAACGAACAACGCATCGCAGGCGCAGTATCACCTTCGCTCCGCGCTGCGCGACTTGGGCGACGCGGACGTGCAGCGGGCCATACGCGGCTGGACGGGGTTCGAGGTTGGAGCCGACGGCGGAATCAAGAATTTTCTCGACGCGGCTCGGGAGCTTTCGGAATTCGCCGAGCGCCGAGGGGTGGACAACTTCGAAAACTTTGGCGCCGCGTTCGGCTTCAGCGAAGCTACGATAAGGGCGCTGTCGCAATACGGAAACCATTTCGACAGCACCGTCGCTCGCGTCGCGAATCTTGGCGACACGTCGGACGCGGTGACCCGCCTCGCCGCGCAAAACGCCGCCACGATCCAGAGCAGCCTCAATCGGCTGGGCGCGGCGACGCTGGAATTCGCCAACTCCTCGCTGATGCGGCCGATAGAAAGACTGGCAACGCTGTTAAACGAAAATCCCGACGGAATGCGCAAGGCGATTGTCGGGCTGGGCGTGGCCATCGCCGGGGTCACCGCTTACAGGGGCTTCGCCTCGCTCGTCTCGCTTATCAAAAACTTTAAGACGATAAAGGGGCCGGGGCTGCCGGGGCAGGGGCTTGGCGGCGGGCTGCCTTCGGCTGCCGGGCCGATACCGGTGTTCGTTACTAACATGGGGCCGGGCCTCGATTTAGGCAGGAGGCGCCGTCCGTCCGCCCGCAGAGCGCCAAGCGTGGGCAGGGCCGGGGCTGGAGCTGGAGCTAGAGGCAGAACGCCAAGGCGCGTCGCGGGAAATTCAGGCGGCTCCGTAAGGCCGCGCCCGAGAACCCAGCCCGCGCGACCGGGGGCTGCGCCGCCCGCGGCGCGTCCCGCCGTCCCGGCCGCAAGGCCGCCCGCCGCCCGGCCCGTCGCTCCCCCGCCGGCGGGAGGCATGACAACCGCAACCGCCGGCAGAGCGGTTGCGGGAAAGCTCGGCGGCGCGGGAATCGGCGCGGCCTTTGCCGCCATCGACGCGATCCCGCGGATGACCGCCGAGCTTAGAGAGATCGCCGACGACCACTATCTCTCGGACCGGGAGCGCGGCGCGACGCGCGGCGGGGCGATAGGCGAGGCGGCCGGCTCCGTTGCTGGGTACGCCGCGGGTGGCGCCATCGGAACCGCAGCCGGCATAAAAGCCGGCGGCATACTTGCCGGGGCGCTGCTTGGCGCTAAAAAAGGCGGCATCGCCGGCACGGTAGTCCCCGGCGTCGGCAACATCGTCGGCCTGCTCGTAGGCGGCGCCATCGGGGCCGGAGTCGGGCTGCTCGGCAGCCGGGCTGGCAGAGCCGCAGGCGAAGCCATAGGCGGAGCCGCCGCAGGAACCGAAACTGATGAAGGCCCTCGTCAGAGTCTCTACGCGACGAGAGTCGGCGCGTCGCCTGCGCGCTCGGCGGCGGCGGCGGCCCCGAGGCTCGACGCGGCGCGCGTCAGCAGCGCGGCGCGCGAGGAGACGCGCTCGGTCGCTCTCCCCGATGCCGCGGAAGCGCCGCGGCCCGTGACCGTGGAAGGCGAAATCGTCCTGCGCAGCGAATTGCATATCGAAGACGACGGCTACCGACTGCGGCACACGGTCGAGCGCAACACCACCCCGTACAAGTTTGCTCTCGGCAGCGCGACGGAAGCGAGGGCCATGCAATGAGCGACAGGTTCGACGCGTCCCTTCCGGCCCCCCATCCGGGAAGATGGACGCGGGCAAGGGACGGCGACAATTCAGGCGACGCGCTGCGCTTCGCAAGCTACCAGCCGCCGGGCGGCGAGGCGATCCCGTTCGTCTTGGATCGATTCAGCTTTTCCGGCGGGCAATCAAAGGAGACCGCCGAATACCCCTTCGGCGGCTTGTGGTCTAACCAGCGTCTTAACGAGAGGCCACAGGAACTGCGGGTTGACGGCTACCTGCGCGGCGAGCAATACATCGTCCGCCGCAACGCTCTTGTCGAGGCCCTGCGAATCCCCACCGACGACGACAGCCCCGGCATTCTCGATCTGCCGTTTTGGGGGCGCTTCCCGGTCGTCGTCGCCGCCGGCTACGACGTGTCCGAGAGCAGCGGCGAGCAGGGGCAATGCCGCGTGTCAATACCGTTCACAAGAGCGGGAGTGAGCGTCCAGACGCGCTCGCTGGAGCTTGACGCGGGCGAAAGCTCCGCAGCCGCAGCCGTCGAGCTGCGGGCCGCGGCGGAAAGCGCGCGCGAGGCGGCCACGCTGGAATTCGAGGCCAGGCTGGACGGCGGCAGGCTCGACCTTTCAATGCTGCGCGCCGGCTTTGGGCGCATAACCGGAGCGCTGCTGGCGATCACGGGGCGGCTCCAAGGCCCGACAAGAATTCTCAACATGGTGACCGGCGGGGTCATGGGGATACTCGGCCTTGTAAACCAGGGAGTCCGCATTCCTCGCGAGCTTTCGATGGCCATGTTTAACGCGGCGACGTCGATAGTCGGCGGGATCGCCGAGATAAAAAACAGCGCCGCGCTTTACGGGCGCGAAATTCACAGCCTGTCGCCGGCGCAGTCGGACAACGAGAGGAGCGCCTTGTTGCTTTTTCTTTCGGCTGACGGCTTCGCCCTTCCGGACGAGGCGGCGACGGCGAGCCAGGCCTCGACAAAAAGCGCGACGGAAAATTTATACAAAACGATGGCCTACGTCGCGTCCGCCGAGATTATCGCCGACATGGACGATCCCACCCGCGAGAGCGCCGCCGGATACTGGCGCCTGCTGGAGCGGCTGGCGCAAAGCATAGACATGGAAAACCCGAGCGTCCACGCCGCGCTCGCGGATACGCGGGCCGCGCTGTCAAAACTGCTGTCAACGCGCAGCCTAAGCTCCGAGGCCACGCGCAGCCTCGCCGAGGCCGCGCCGCTGCTGAGCCTCGCGCATTACCTTGGCTGCGACGAGGCCGCTCTGCGCCGGCTTAACAGTATCGCCGACTCTTTTATTGTCGAGGGGGAGGTCGTATATGTCTAAGGTCATTATAACAAACCGGACGAGGGGGCAGGAGCTTCTTTGGCGGCGGGTAAAAATAAGAAAAGCCCTTGACGACATATGCCATACGATGGAGCTTGAAATCCCGTCGAGCGAATGGGCCAAGGTTCGCAAGCACGACAGGATACAGGCGCGGCTGGAAAACCCGCTGATAACCGACTCCGGCGGGAAGAGGCTTGTCGCGACGGTGATGGTCGATGAGATAACCGCGACCGCCGAGCCGACCGCGCACATGCTGACGGTGATCGGGCGCAGCCCCGCGCGGGACATAATCGACTCGACGTGGACGGACGCCTTTTGGCCCACGGACGGCGCACAGATAACCTTCGCCGACGCGGCGAGGGAAATTTGCGCAAAGTTTGACATAAGGTGCAACTGGTTTCCGGCAGACCAGCCCGATCCCACCTCGCCAATCGGATTTTTCGCGTGGCAAAACGAAAGCCCCTGGCCGAAGCTCCAGACCGAGGCCAGCTCGCAGGGTTTTTTGCTCACCAGCAACGAGGCTGGCGGAATGTATATCTGGAAACCGAGCGGCACGGCCCGCTCCGAGGGCTTCCGCGTAACCGAGGGAAAAAACGTCAAAAGCATCGAGTGGCGGCAAAACGGCGCGGAGCAGTTCCGCAAGTACGTCGTGACAGGGCACTTTGACGAGGTCGTTGTTTTTGACGACACATGCAACACAAACCGCGTCCTTACCATCGACCTTGCCGACACGGGAATTTACGACGAGAAGCTGCGGCGCCGCGCGGAGACCGAAATGCGGCGGCGCAGGGAAAACCGCACCACCGTCACCGTTTCCGGCTGGGGGCTGTCCGACGCGCAGATTCGCGAGCTTGGCGACACCGCGCGGCGAGAGGTTTTCTGGTCGCCTAACTTTTTGATCCCCGTCAGGATGCCGTCGCTTAACCTTTCGCAAAATCTTTTGATAGCGGAGGTCGAGCACGAGGCGGACGCGCAGACTATGCAGACGTCGGTGACGCTGGTCAACAGGGAGGCGTACCTATGACCGGGCAGCTAAGGGAGCTGGCGGCGCGGCTGCGCAACCTTTTTCAGACGGGCGAATTTCGCAGGCGTTACGACGACGGCGCGATACAGGTGCAGACGCATAACAACAGGGTCGTCGAAAAAAAAGAGGCGTTTCCATACGGGTTTTGCGCAAAGGCGAAAAACGGCAGGGCGCTTGTCGTCTGTCAGGGCGGGGACGTCGGCAGCTTCGAAATTCTCCCGCTCTTGCCGAGCGACGACGTGATGCCGCCCGATCTGGAGGACGGAGACGTCGCTCTTTACACCGGCAAAGGCGCGCGGATCGTCCTGCGCGAGGCCGGATGGATGGAGATCGCGGCGGCGGGCGTGGGGGACGTTGCCGCCGTCGCGAAGAGCGGCAAATTCTATATCGGCAACGATCTCACCAATCTTAGCGAAGTGCTATTGGGCATGATAGACGAGATCATGGAGCTGATTACCTCCGGCTCGCCCACAGCGCAGGCGATAAGCCCAGCCTCTAAGGCAAGGCTGGAGCTATACAAAAACACCATTAAAAAACTTTTAAAGGAGAGAGCGTAATGGCGATGTCCGAGGCCGCCCTTAAAAACACGCTGCTGACGCTGTTCCAGTCAATGAGGGCCTCGCCGATGAGCGAGGAGGAGTACGCCGAATTCATGGCGGACATCATAACCGCGCACGTCCGCACGGCCACGGTCACGGTGGACGCGGGCATTCCCGTTGGCACGCCGGCGGGGCCGGGCGCCACGACTGCGCCGGGGACGGGGAGCCTTACATGAGCGCGCTTATACAGCGGTGGGCGTCGATAGAGGAGCTTGCGAGCATGTGCCTGGGCACCGACAAGGGGACGTGGCACGCCGATCCGGATTTCGGCAGCGAGCTTTGGCTGCTGAAGCGGGAGGGCAAGGTTGACGGCCTGACCGCGGGGACTGTCGAGCGCATGGCGCGCGAGGCGCTGCGATGGCTGGTTGACGACGGCCTGGCCCGCTCCGTCGAGTGCCGGGCGGAGAGTGCCGGGAAAAACAGGATTAATTATGTTGTTACGATAACGCGCCCCGACGGCGCGACGACGCAGGCCAAGGAGGCATGGGATGCCGTTTAGGAGGGACTCGCTGGCGGCCCTTGCCGCCCGCATAAACGCCAATTATTCAAGCCTTTTCCGCCCGCTGGACAGGACGCTCAGGCAAAGCCTGCTGAAGGTGTTCGCGACGGTGGACGCGGGAATTTACCACCAGCTTCTCGGAGACCTTGAATTTCTTTCGCGCCAAATCTTCCCGGACACCGCCGAGGGCGAGTACCTGCGGCAGCACTGGTCTATGCAGGTGCCGCCCCTGCGCGCGGCGGG